AGAATCCAGTTATATTGTGGTCGCACAATAACGAACTTCCTCCTATCGCAAGAGCAGAGAAAATATGGCAGGTAGGAAAAGAAATAATGATGAAAGGTAAATTTGCTCCTACTGATTTTGCTCAAGAAATAAGAAAATTAGTAGAGGGTGGTTTCTTAAGTGCTATGAGTGTTGGATTCCAACCTAAAGCTGAACCAGAAATAGATAAGAATGGAAATAGGTTTTTCCCAGAGAACGAATTGCTTGAAGTTTCTTGGGTTAATGTTCCTGCATTGCCTTCTGCCTTGGTAGCGTCAAGGAAGATGAACCTGACTTTGGTTACCAAAGAACTTGAGGCAATCCAAAAAGAAACTGTAAGCGAAGAAAAAGCTAAAGACCAGAATGAAGAAGATGACGAGAATGACAAACCAAAAGAAGAAGATAAGTTAGAAGATATCTGTAAGCCGAAAGAAGCAGTATCTTTTACGAAGGAGAGTGCTAATAATGTAATATCTAAAATGGAGGAAGCTATAAATGCCCTAAAGGGTTTGTTTGAAAAACAGACTCCTGATGAAGGCATTTCTCCAGCTGAAGACAAAGGTCGTGATGACAAGTCCGTCAAGCAAAGCAATGAGTTAGAAGCCGAGCTTAAGATATTGTCAATGGCAGATAAAGCGTTAGAAATTATCCGCCATAAATTAATAAATAAAATAAAATAACGAAAGTGATTAAAAAAACAAACGAAGAAGTAGAAAAAGTAGACGAGGTAGAAGAAGAAGCAAAAGACCTTAAAGCATTAGAGTCAATCTTGAATAAGAAAGTTCAAGAGATAGTTGATGCGACAAAGTTTTCTCAGAAAGAGTTCCTTCCTAAAAAGGACGCTGAGGAATCTTTAGACCTTTCAACAATGAATCCTGATTTAGTTATGAGAAAGAAAGCTCCTTTCTTGAAACTATCTAAATCAATGACTAACTTCGTAAATGATATGAAGTTCGTAGCTAAGGGATTTGCTCCTATGGCTAAAACTATGACCGAGGGGACAGACACAGCTGGTGGTTTCTTAGTGCCAGTTGAGTTTCAAGCCGAAGTTATAAGGTATGCTTCCGAAGGTTCAATAATCAGATCGAGAGCAAGAGTTTGGAATATGACAAGAGATATCTTGGAACTTCCTAAACTTGACCAGTCTTCCAATGTATTCGGTGGAGTTACACTCTACTGGACTGCTGAAGATGACTTGAAGGTAGCATCAGCTCCTACTCTTGGTAAAATCGTATTGAATGCCAAGAAGCTTATTGGCTTAGTTGCAGTTTCCGATGAGTTGCTTAATGATTCAGCGGTTGCCTTAGCGAACTACTTAGTATCTTTATTCGGAGAAGCGATTTCTTACGAAGAAGACAAGGAGTTTATACAAGGAACTGGAATGGGGCAACCTTTGGGAATTATCAACGGAGTTGGTATCTCAGCGGTTGCAAGAGCAGCGAGTGCCAAAATTGGATATGCGGATATCTACGGTATGTGGGGAAAACTTCCAGCAGAAATGGAAGGCAATGCCGTTTGGATTACTTCAAAGAATGGAATTGCTCAGTTGTTAGTTGCTAATCAAACGAACACTAACACAGTTAATTTCTTCTTAAGTAATATGACTGCTCCTATTCCTTATACTTTACTTGGTAAGCCAATCTTGGTAACTGAGAAAGTAGATACAACAATAGGAAGCAAAGGAGATATCATTCTTGCCAATCTTGACTACTACTACATCGGAGACAGAGGAGGTCTTGAAGTTACTTCAAGCATCCACGACAGATTCAGGTATGACGAAACAACCTTCAGATTCGTAAAGAGGGTTGACGGTCAGCCTGTTATCGGAAAAGCTTTCGTTGTATTAGGTAAATAACATATGCATAGATTACTTGATAACGTTACAGGTATAACCTTAATAGGTTCTTGTCAGGTAGGAATCACTCCAGCATCTACGTTGGTTACAACGGGAACTGCAGTTGATTTGGCAGGGGAAGGCAGAAAAGTTGCTCTTTCCTTGTCTATAGGACAAAACTCAACAGGAACAAATACAGTTAGCATTGTTATTTCTGAGTCAGCCGACAACTCATCTTGGACAACTTTATATTCTTTTGGAGATAAATCAGCAGTAGGATTAACAGGTGTTGACCTTACTCCCACAAAGAGATATATCAGAGCAGTTGCGACTATCAGAGAAACAGCAGCAGCAATTATGGCAATAAATTTTGCTTTACTTGGAGCTGTATACAACGAGAGAGGTATTCCTTCTAATGTAGCATAACTTTATCTTGTCCTCTCCCAGACAATAGCATCTGGGAGTAGGACAGATAACAAAAACTATGGAAACAACAAAAACAACAACAAACGTAGAGAAAGAGAAGATGACTCAAGAAATGGAAGCAGAGTCATTTAATTTCATAAGGAAGATAGATTGGGTAGTAAGAACATTAAGAGAATGTAATTTAGGAGTAGTTAGTCAGATAACAAAAGAAGAGAAAGAAACTCAGGTGTCAATTACAAGGATAGAGTTTCCGCAAGAAGGTGGTTGCTTAACTTACTATGAGGGAATAGAATATCCTTCTAAGGGATTTCCTTATGCAGAAACGGTAGAAACAGTTGATAGGGTCAAGAAGATGTATATGCTTGTTGGCAGAAGGATGATGAAGATGCTTTCTAAGAATAAGTTAAAAACTATTGTATTGTTATTGTTCTTGAGAAAAGAATTTTTTGACATAATATCTGGATACTTAGAAAGTTTAAATGGAAGTTTAAGACTTGTAAGACAGAAGCCACAAATGTATTGCATTTGTGTTAGAGAACTTTATAGAGTATTTGGACTATTAGCTGAGAAATATAAAGATAAACAAACACAGATATCCGATATAAGAGATACTCTTTGTATGATATTGGAGTATGATGATGCATACAGATATAGATTCCAAAATGAAATATCAAATCTTAACAAGGAGAATGTAGGGAAAGACTTGGTAAAAGAATTAAACAGATTACTTGATAGGGGCATAGAAGCAGAAATAGAAATTAAGTCAGGCGTTGAAACAAGATATGCTTTAATAAAGAAAACGTTAATCTTGTTAAAATTCAAGAAAGATATAAGAAATATGCTTAGAGATTTTATTCTTGATTTGGATATTGATAAACTCAAGTTAGATAAAGCCGATAAGTTCCACGCTAACATTAAAGGTATTAAGTGTTATGAAGAAGAAAAAGAAAAAATATCTAAACCGAAAGATGACAAGTTAATTTATAAGATAAATAAGGTATTCCAAAAAGTGGAGTATCACGGGTAAAGGTCGGCAAATAATAATTAAAACAATTTAACATTATGGCAGCAACAGTAGTAATAAACGAATACAATACAGTATCAGAAACAAAAACTGCAAACATCACAAACTCAAATATGGGTTCAACTGATGCGGTAAATCTTAATCCTACAACCTACCCAGTAATTCCTGGCGAGAATACATACGAAAAATACCAGAAGATAGATATTACATCTATGGGCGGTTCTTCAAAGATAGATAATTTGAAGGTTTGGAGAACAGGAGCATTGGGAGGAGCAGCGGTTCATCTGACTAACGCAAGATTGATTGCAACTTATGCAGGAGCAGCAGCTTTTGCAACTCCTACAACAGCAATATCTTTACTTGCAGTCGTAGGAATGCCCACAACAGTAACCGCAACAGCTAATCTTGGTATAGGAGGAACAACAACAGGCTCCCTAACCACAGAAGGTATATCTGATTATCTGGTTCACCAGATTCAGACAAATGTGGCAGATGTCGCAGGAAGCACAAGCACAATGAATTACCAATATGATGAAACAGCATAATACAACAACTTGTGGAACTTGTATGGAGAAGTTCAATAATGATAAGGAGTATTTTGCACACGTTTGCAATGTAACAGGATTTACTCCAAATCAAATAGAACATCTTGACGCTACAAGCAACGGAGCGTTCTCCGAACAAAGCCGATCGGCTCTATCAAGAGGAGCAGTAAGAAAGGAGAAAGCGAGGTTAGAAGCAATAAAAATTAAGTAATACAATACTAATGATATGGTAATGCAATACCAGAAACGCCCTATCATTAGCGATAGGGCGTTTTAATAAAACTATGGAATACTTTTTAAATAAGACGGAAAAAATTGAGCCAGAGTGTTGGGTTTGGGGAGTTGTTTATAAGGACGATACGGAACTACACCAGTTTAGTGATGGAGTTTTTACGCAGATAAAGAATATTGAATGGGATAAGGTTAAAATGCTTACAATGTATAAACTTGAAGAGCCAAGCAGGAGGATTGACTTGGTTGTAGACGATACAATGCAGGTATTTCTTTTTTATAGGAACGTTAAGCCTTACTATTCTGAAGTATTTTTTAAAGTTTATGTTTTTGGATATAAGATTAAGGGAACTTCTGATGCTATGTATAACTTTATTCTTCCTGACGATAGGATAATGATAAGCAACAAGGAAAATGTGGATTTAGTTAATTTTGAATTAAATAGATAAAAATTTAATTCATTATATGTAAATATTATGGCAACACTTAAAGAACATTTTGATTCATACTCACAGGCACTTATTTCTACTTATGGTGCTCAGTACAGTGGACAGAGTTTTACTGCTTCTGCTTCTTATAGTATGACTGGAACGAGAATATGGGCAGATAGACAGGGTTCTGGTTCTTATACTTTTACTGTTGAATTGTATTTAGCTGATGGAAGTCATTTTCCAACTGGTTCTGTATTGGCAAGCGCAACGCAAGATATTGTTGATTGGGCTGGAGGTGCTGGAGAAGAACATATATTTACTTTTACAACTCCATATACTTTAACAAAAGGATTGGAATATGTAATTGTTGGAAAGTGTCCTGATGCTCCAGTTGATAATAGAACAAGAATACACGGAGATACGGCTGGTTATGCTGACGGGATAGCAATGTATTCTAATAATAGTGGAGGAAGTTGGGTAGATTATTCTGACTATGACGTTTATTTTCAAAATTATGGAGATTATGTGGGAGTTCCAACGTCTATAACTAAAAGTTTAATATACAATATTCTTAATTCCGAGAAAGCAATAACTAAAAGTTTAAAATATGAAGTTTGTGCTGGTGTTATTGATGGAAATGTAAAAATAGGACTAACTAACGTAGTTGGAGCTACGTTAAGATTATTTAATCAGTCTTGCACGAGCTACATAGATTCTTGTTTTTCTGATTCAAGTGGAAATTTTAGTTTTTTAAATTTAATTAACTCTTCTAAGTATCACATTTTTGTTGAATTTAAAGATACAGCAGGAACTTATGGAGCTGTAAATCAATTATATAATAGTAAATCTCTCTGGGAGATTGAGCCAGTTTAATATGATATGGCATATAACCCACCACAAGGTGATGAGCTTGAGTTCATACTTACAGAATATACTCCGCCTCAGGGAGATGAATTAGTTTTTCAGCTTCAAGATACTCAAACTTTTTCTAAAATAAAATCATTAGGATACTATGTTATAAAGACATATCCTAAAACAAAATCCTTAACCTATTCTATCAAGGGGTATTTTTCTATTCAAAAAACTTTAAAGTATTGTGTAAAACAAACTCCTTCTGCTAAAGCAAAAGTATTAACCTATGAGATACTTAATGTTATTTCAGCTATTGAAAAGGGGTTAATCTATAAAATATTTATAGTGCCTTCGGCAATAACGAAAGGATTGATTTATAAGACTACTAATGAATTAAGATATTGGGTAGGTGGTTCTGGTAATTGGTCAGATGCTACTAACCATTGGGCTACAAGTTCTGGAGGTGCTGGACATTCGTCAAATTTACCCACAAGTAGTACAGATGTTTGCTTTGACGCTAATTCTTTTAGCGGAGCCAGTCAGATCGTGACAGTGAATGCAACTGCTTACTGTAAAAATATGGACTGGACAGGGGCGACGAACACACCAACATTAAGGTTTCCTAGTGCCTCAAGCAAGATAAACGTCTATGGTAATATCACCTTTATTGCCGCAATGTCGGTTACTGATGCGGGATCGGGTGCGCCCTCTCTCACTCTTGAAGGGGCTGTTACACATCTTTTAGTAACTAATGGCCTTGCCATTGGTTCAAATACCCTAATATTTAGTATCACCAGTGGAGACACATTGTCATTACAAGATAACTTAACTGCGCCAGGAATAGTTTGTGGTACAGCATCAACTGGAACTCTTACTACTAACAACTTCAACATGACACTGGCCCTCGGCGTTTACGCTCCTTTGGCAGGAGCAGCAACGTTTAATCTTGGGTCAAGTACCATCAATGTATCCACTGTGTATGGGTGGCGGGTGTCTAATAGTGTAATTGTGACAGCCAACACCGCCACCATCAATGTCTCAGGCACAGGGGCTTTTGCAGGAGGGAGTACGACTGCTTATAATAATATCAACCTCAACGGCACAGCCCATACTGTTTCGGGTTCTTTCACTGCCAATGTTTTCACCAGGAATGGCACAAGTGCCACAACTGATTCAGTCACATTTACTTCTGGCTCTACTGTCACAGCTACCACCGTTGCTATGATTGGTTATTCAACTACCAGTAGGCTTTTGGTTCAATCTTCTCTCTTGGGAAGTCCAGCTACAATTACCGCTACTAACTGGACGGGCACAGTCAATGCTGATTTTATGGATATTACAGCAACTAATGCTATTGACTTGTCGGCTATTACAGGATTGTCGGGAGATTGCGGGGGGAATACGGGAATTACTTTCACGACTGCTGCTGCTCAAACATTTTCTAATGCTTCTGGAAATAACTGGTCAACTGCTGCCAACTGGACTTCCAGAGTGCCATTACCTCAGGATGATGTAACAGCAGGAGGAACAGGAAATACCATTTCGGTGGATATGCCCAGAATCGGCAAGTCAATTACCTTCACGGGGACGCCAACAGTGAGTTTGGGTAATAATATTTCAAATTATGGGTCATTAACCTTGGTTAGTGGGATGACGTATACAGTTAGCACTTATGCAAACTATTTTTATGGTCGGGGTAATTATACGATAAATACCGCCGGAAAAACATTGTATAGGATTATAATACAAGCTCCTGGCGGAACCTATACTGCGGCTTCAGATATAATTACCTCTGCGCAAGATATAAACGCCATAGAATCTAGCTTCAATGCCGCAGGTTATAACATTACCTTAGGATTTTTCAGGAGAGTCTTGCCTATTGCTAATACCACATTGACACTTGGTAGTGGTACTTGGACATTATTTGGCACCACTGGTGCCACTACTAAATGGAATGTGAGTAGCATTACGGGTCTGACTCTTGTATCTACGGGATCGACCATAATATGTACTAGTAGTTCTGCAAATGCAGATACCTTCGCAGGTGGTGGTCTCACCTACAACAACGTCACTGTTCAAGGAGCAGGTAATTACGCTTTGACAATCACTGGTTCTAATACTTTCAATACCTTTACCGTTGACAGAAGTCAGGCGGCGAAGACGGTTACGTTTACGGATTTGTCAACCCAGATAGTTAGTGATTTTGTCTGTCCAGTTTCAGGAACAACAATAGTTACTCTTAATGGAACTTCAACAGCTGGATGGAATTTAGTTAAGTCAGATAATATAGATATAGGTTTAGATTATTTAAATATTAGTTATTCTGCTGCTTCTCCCGTAGATACTTGGTATGCAGGAGAAAATTCAGTAAATGTTATTGGAAATAGTGGGTGGATATTTAATTATTGTGTCCAAAAAGATTTAAAATATGTAATAAAAACAATTCCCTTAGCGATAACAAAATCGTTAATATACAATATTGTTTCTACTCCATCGGCTAAAACGAAAGAGTTAATTTATAATGTAGTTTCAACTCCTTCTGCTATAACTAAGGGATTGATTTACAATGTAGTTTCTCAGGAGTCAGAAACTAAGGCACTAACTTATTCAATACTTACAATACCTTCGGCAAAGACAAAGAGCTTAAGATATGATGTATTGAAATCTTTAGGAATAATTAAGGGACTTATCTATAAAATAATTTCTCAGAGTTTAGATGCAAAGTCTTTAGTATATTCAATGATAACAACTCCTTCTGCTAAAACTAAATCATTGAGATATGATATAATTTCAGTTCCTTCGGCTATAATGAAGGGATTAATTTATAGTATTAAGGCAGGTGTCAGCAATCAGAAAGGATTGATTTATGATATTATATATACTCCTTCTGCCAAAACGAAATGTTTAATTTATGATGTGATTCTAAGCAAATCATCAACTAAATCTTTGAGATATGATATAAAGAAAGTTTTATCTAAGACAAAATCCTTAAAGTATGATATTGAAACAACTCCATCTGCGATAACTAAACCTTTGAGATATTGCATTGTAGTTACAAGAATAGGTGGGACATATGACCAAGACGATATAACTTATGATGACGGACAATGGAGCTATGATGGATTGCCTACTACGATACTTTTAACTTATTCTATAAAATTAAATCCTGACCTTATTAGTAAGACTTTAAAATATACAATTATATTAAGTAAGTCTTTAACTAAAGCTTTAAAATATGAAATAAAATCTCAGGTATTAAAAACAAAGAGTTTGACATATAATATACTTTCTACTCCTTCTGGGATAGCTAAGGGATTGGTATATTGCATAAAAACTACTCCTACAAAGAAAACTAAAAGCTTATCATACTATATTCTAAAGACTTATTCTCCCATAGGAAAGGCTTTAGTTTATAATATAATTTCAACAACGCCAGCGGCAAGCAAAGTATTGGAATATATTATAAGGAATGTTGGAAGAATCAATAAAGGATTAATTTATAATGTAAAATCTCCAGTATCAAAAACAAAGCAGTTAAAATATGCTTTAATAACAACTCCTTCTGGGATTACAAAGACATTAGGATATTATATTTTGATTACTCATTCGGAAACAAAGGGTTTAATCTATAATGTGATATCAACTCCTTCTGCTAAGACAAAAACATTAACTTATAATATACTTTCTTCTCCAGCTGGTATAGTAAAGAGTTTAACTTATAGGATTATAAAGCAAGAATCTTTGACTAAGACTTTAACTTATAGGATTCTTACAGTTCCTTCAGCTAAAACAAAAAGCTTAAAGTATGATATAAAACTATATCTCTCTAATACAAAAGTATTGAGGTATGATGTGATAACAAAAACATATAAGACTAAATCCCTTAAGTATGTTTTGCTATATGGCGTTCCTCACGATGTAACAAAAGAGTTAATATATAGGGTATCTCCGAGCAACTCAAAGACAAAATCTTTAACCTATAATGTCTTGTCTGTAATTCCAGCTATTTACAAACAATTAAGATATGAGATAATAAGTCCAAAGAGCAAAACAAAGATCTTGCAATATGTGGTCAGAATATATCCTTATAGCAATGTGACAAGTCCTTATAGCAATGTGACAAGTCCTTATAGCAATTCAACGAATCCATATACTCCGTTTTAATAATTAACTAACTAAATAAAATGGCAATAGAACAACCGATAGGAACAGATAAATTAAATAACCCATCACACTCTCTATCTCATAGAGTGTTCGCTAATGATGAATCAGCTCCAGTAAAGTCAGTTGAGGTTGACTCTAACGGAGATATTAGTATTCCAAAAACATTAACATCTTCTATGAACAAGCAAGTAGATGTTTGGCACGCTTACGGAGGATTCCAAAATAATGCAACTACTATTTCCTGCACCCAAAACGTTTGGGCTAAGATAACGAACGTAACTTCTAATTTATGGGTTATTCCTGAGAAAGTTGGTATTACGATAGCTTCTGATGATATAACTATAGAAAATCCTGGAGATTATATAGGACATCTTACGATAGCTTTATCGCAGGCAAATAATGATGACTTTTTTATAAGATGTATGAATATAACACAAAATAAACAACAGGGATATATTATAGGAGGAACAACATCGGGAACAAATAATTTTTTAAATTTATCCTTGCCTCTGTATCTTGAAAATGTGGTCGCTAATGATGTATTCCAGTTCCAAATAGAAAATATATCTAATAACGATGACCCGATAGTAAGGAGTGCTGTATTTTATATTTCTTATCTACATAATTAACTAATTAAAAATATATGAAGGGATATACGACCGTAGTCAAAATAGAGAATTATCTTTTAACAAGCGTTGCTCCATACTTTCACGCACAGGTGGAAGAATGGATAGGAGTTTCTGAGTTATATATTGATAAGATTACTGGAAAGAACTTTATAGCAGATACCGTTGCTTCAAAGAAATTGTATGACGGCTTATCGGTAAGCCAGACGTTTCCTACTCAGAGTTCTTTGGACTTACAGATAGATGACTGCGTGTCTGTTACTGCTCTTATTATAGATGACGATACGATTGATACAGACGATTATGTTATGTATCCTGCAAACTCACTTCCGAAAACAAGAATAAGGTTGTTAGAGGACGCTGGGAATACTTTTGAGTGTGGAGAGCAAGAAGTTGAAGTGACAGCAAAGTGGGGATATTCGGTTGCAGTCCCTTCTGATATTGAATTTGCAACAACTGTCCTTACGGCAGGTATAATAAATTATAGCCTTTCAGCTCAGGGAGAAGTTAAGGCAGAAAGTATCGGCTCTTATTCAGTAACTTATAAGGACGAGAAGCAATGGCAAGACTTGGATAAAGCCAAAGAGATTATTCAAATGTATCAACTTATAATATGATTGAGGAATATTATACAAACACAATTACAAGCAAAAGACTTACTGTCACTTTAAATACAATAAAAGAAACTTGGGTTGATAAATTAACTGGAACTGCTTGTAGAATAGAGGTTTTAAATGTTAATGATGCTAAGATGTGGATAGGAGCTATTGATATTTTAGAAGAAGATAGAATAGTTGATGGAGTGTCAGGAAATATTTATGTAGTTACACAGGTTGTTCCTATGTATAAAAGAAAAGGAGATTTAACTCCTCATCATAACGAGTGCGTATTAGAATTATTCCAAGAGCCATAGTATGCAAATAATAAGAAACAAATTAGGACAATTTACATCAGAAGGATTGAGGGGAAATAAAATAAACTTTGGAAGAAAATGTTCTGAAGAAACTAAGATAAACCAGAATTAAGATATAACATTAATAATGGCATCACTTTATGCCAATTTCATCACCCATTAAAAAGAGATGATGAGAAAAGACTAATACCAATTTTTCAAGAAATGGTAAGGTTAGAAGAGAAATTTTGAATATAAATATGACCATAACGGGACTTGATAAGGTAATTAAGAGTTATGGAAACGCTCCTAAGTATCTTGACGGTGAGTTAAATAAAGCACTTGAAAAATCATTATTCACAATTGAAAGAAACGTTAAAACAAGAACTCCAGTAGATACGGGAAGATTGAGAACTTCAATAGGAGATGAATCAACTGGAGAAGGATGGAGATGGGTTAAAAAGAATATAGGAAGAATAGGAACAAGAGTTGAGTATGCTTACCACGTTGAAATGACCCAGATGAGGCATAGGGTAGGAGAAGCTCATTATTTCTTAAATGGAGTTAAGGCTTCTGTTGACCAGATAAATAGATACTTTGTAGAAGCGGTAAAAAATGTTATAAGTAAGATGACAACATAAATGGCAAAATCATATACTTCATTAATCGTAAATTTAAAAGATAAATTATCAGCAATGACAGTCAATATGACTGGTTCAACTACAACAACTTCTTTGTTTGTTGGAGTTTACACCTCTCCTGAGATTATACCTGCTGGTTATCCTTGTGCTTTTATTTTAGATGAAGCTGGTTCTGGGAATGTTCTTGATATGGCAAGGAATGCAAGGGAGTGGCAATTTGGAATAACTCTTTATCAGGAAAGCCAGAGTAAAAGCATAAAAGACGCAGTTCCAATATTAAGAACAATTACAGATGCAGTTATTTCTGCATTTGATAAAGACCCGTATTTAACAGTAAGCGGACTTGCTCAATGTCAATATATAAAGGTCGTTCCTACTGAGTTTGATTATCACCCAAAGGAAAATCCTTGGGTATTCGCAAGATTTATAATATCGATCGTAGATGTAGTAAATAATTATTAAAAAAAATATGAAATACAAAAATATAACGAAGATAGACTTAGAGCTTCCAAACATAGGCATTGTGAAAGCTGGAGAAGTGATAGAGCTTCCTAAGGGTTTAAACAATGCTAACTTCAAGGTCGTGGAAGAAGAAATTAAAAAAATAAATAAATAAAATGCCATACTTATCAGATAAAAGTTATTTAGCGTTAAAAGTAGAAGCAACTGAAGGAACAGCTGTAAAACCAGATGTATTCATTCCTTTAGTAAGCGAAAGTATTGAGTCGGACTTAAAGCACGAAGCCGACAGAAGATTCAAGGGAAGGGATTGGAAATCCGATGACTTAAATAGGGGCGGAAGAACTCATAAGGGAGATTTGGTTCTTTTCGGAGACCCAGACAATTTGGGACATTGTTTGAATATGTGTATGAAGAAAGGGACCACAACTGTTGGTGCAGGTTTTTACACTCACCCATTTACTCCCGAAGCTTCAAAATCATATACAATAGAAATCGGTAAAGGATTATACGCTCAAAGATATTACGGAGTAAAGGGAAATAGCATTAAACTTGACTTCGTTGATGGAAGAATGCAAGTCACTTTGAATGTAAGTGCTATGGGACAAGTGTCAGTAGGAACTTTAGCCGATGCTCACGCTGGGGCTACAACTTCTATTCTTTTGAAAACTGACTATGACTTAACTCCTTACACGGGATTAGTTGTTGGAGATGTTCTAAACGTGGGAACAACTACCATAACAATTTCAGGATTTACCGCTCCCAATCAAATTAACTTTCTCTCAACTGCAATCACAGCAAGTATAGGAGATAGAGTTAGCTTGGCACTTCAAACTCCTTCGTGGGGAACTCTTAGAGAACCTTTGTTCTTGGGGAATACTCTTGTGGGGTTTGGAGCAACAGAAACTTTAGCAACAACTGCTTCAGCTACTAAAGCGACAGCAACGCCTTGCTATGAGCTTTCAATCAACAAGCTTCAGAATGTTCTTGATGCTCCTTCGTCTGGCTCTATTGACCCATTAAAGATAATTGCTCAAACTCAAGAAGGTGCTTTGACAATATCTCAAATGTTTGAGTCAGAAACTCAACATCAGAGTTGGTTAGACAGAATCAAACAGGCGATAACTATAGTTTCTAAGGGACAAGTTATAGGAAGCGGACAGGAAAACCTTACTTGGAAATGCCATAAGGTGAAACTTCTTACAAGCAAAGAACCGCTTGCAGTAGGGGCTTATATCTTTGAAAATCAGGAGTTTGAAATGTTATACGATGCTGGTGATGCTAAAGCAATATCAGTTGAATTAACTAACTCAATAGCAGGAACAGTTTACTAAAATGAAACTATCTGAGTTGATAAAAACAGAAGAAATAAAAATACCCGAGACAGACTTGGTTATAACAGTTAAAACCGAGCTGTCTTGGGTTGAGGAGTTAGAAGCAAGGAAGATAGAAGACCCAGTTGAGAAGGGAAAGTATATGCTTGAGAATATTATAATTGAGTGGAATATAAAAGATGATGACGGGAAGAACCTACCAGTAAGTGCTGAAGCATTAAGCAAGCTTCCAGCTAGTATTATGTTTCCTATTTCTGATAGAGTTCAAGAGCTTGTTAGGAGTAGGCACGAAAAAAAAAAGACTTCTCAAAACAATTAGTAATGTTCTTACAGGGCGTTATGTCAGAACCGCCAGAAGAATATCTTAACTATCTTCTATGCTCAAAGTTCGGTTGGACTTATGACGAGTTGCAAAAACAACCTGCAAGTTTCGTTAGTGAGATGCTTATTATAATGAACGCAGAAAAAAAGATAAATAAATGGCAGACCAGCAAGTAGGCGTACAACTTGGAGTAAAGGGAGTCCCACAAGCAGTAGATGCTTTCAAAAAAGTAGGACAATCTGCTCAGGTGTTTGATAATTCTACAAAATCTCTTACCAGTTCATTGACAAAACTTGGGATAGCTGGTGCAGTTTTATATGGGCTTAAAAAGAGTTTTGATTTTTTAAAATCAACAACTCAAGATGCCTTAGATCAAGCTAAGATTCTGCAAATACTAAATGGAGCCATAGCGAGCGTTGGGCTTTCCTTAGAAGAAGCGAAACCAAAAGTTGATGCTTTTGCTAAGTCAATGCTTAATATGGGAGTTGATGATGATTTAACTTATGCTTCCATAACAAGATTGTTGAAGACTACTGGAGACCTTGATAAAGCTATGAAGATGTCAAAATTAGCTTCTGATTTAGCTTCAAGCGGAATAGGAGATTATGCTTCAAATACAGAAGGATTAAATAGAATACTTCTTGGAGTTGGGACAAGGGCTTTGATACAATTCGGAGTTCATTTAGACAGCACAGCTACTGTTGCAGAACAAGTTAATGCTGTTATGAAAAAGGTTACTCAAACTACGGAAGAATATTCTCAGACAGCTCAAGGACAATTATCAATAGCGACTACTCAATGGAAAAAGTTTAGAGAAGAAATGGGAACTGTGGGAGCAATAACTTTAGTTAATCTTTCTAATGCTTTTACAACTACATATAACAAAATAGGGCAAGATACTTCAAGTCTTGCCAAGAAGATTGCTGAATTTTTTAATGTAACGTTGCCTGGAGTTGGGACAACATTTCTAGAAACTTTTTATGTCCAGAAGTTAGAAGGTCTTGAGAACCCTGGCATAATATCAAAACTTTTTGATGGTTTATCAGAAGAAGAAAGACAAAGAGAAATAAATAACGTTAAGGCACAACTTGTTTCTCTTGAAGAATTAAGAACTGAAACTAAGAATAAGTTTAACTTAGATTGGGACAATTTGCTTGGGACTACGGGAAAATCTCCTATGCCCTATGAACCGCCAGAAGAAGTTGACCCACTTATAGATAAAATAACAAAAGCGTTTGAATCTCTTGGAAAATCAATAACAACAACGATAGAAACTTCAATAGGAAAAATTACAGACCTTAGGAAAGAGATTAAACAATTAAGCGAAGATACTAACAAAGCGGTAAGCGAACAAGAGTCTGCTCATCAGAAAGATCTTGAAAATTTAGCAAGAAGCACTCAGAGCAAAATAGATAATTATGATAAGCAAATTGAAGAGATAAGAAAGACAAGACAACAAGGTTGGAGAGGAGAAATTATTGATTTAGAAGCAGAGAAACAAAAAGAAGTTGATGTTTTGGAAAGAATAGGGAAAGAAGGAATTGCTGTAAGCGAAGAAGCAACTAAAGACGAACTTACCTTACTGGAAGAAGCTAACGCTGAAAAGATACAATCTATCAAAGACGAAGCAAATGTATCAAGACTTGAGAAAGAAAAAGCTATAGCAGAAGAACAGCTTTCAATAACAACTGGAGCTTCAAAGGTTTTAGGAGCTGGCGGTTTATCCTCTTTGGTTACTGCTGAGATGAATACTCCTGCTTGGCAGACTTCTCCGTCTGCAAGTATTTTTAATATAAACATAGAGGGGACTGTGACTTCAGAAGGAGAACTTTTAAAGAAAATTAGAGATGCATTAAACAGGGCTTCCGAATTAAAAGAATACGGAGGTACAAAATAATATGGCAGGCATAAAATTTGACAATACGGAAATACTCAATACAACATATATTCCTCGCTTTATTAAGCACGAATCTACTCCTGAAAGAGAACTTGATTTATTAGCGTTGACAAGAGAAAATGGAAGTGTTTTGGTATCTGAAAAATATGGAGTAAAGAAAATATCTTTAGTCGGATATCTTATAGGAACTTCTAGGTCAGATTTAGAAACTAAGATAGATAGTTTTAAAGAGCTTTTCAGCAGAAAAGAAAAGAATCTTGATATTGATTGGGAAAGTGGCACAAGAAGATATGTCGCAACCTGCTCAATACATAATTTTGATAGGGATTATTTCAACTTGGATTTTGTTCCCTGGACAGCAGAATTCATAGTTTCAGAAGGAGCTGGAGAAAATTCTACTCCTACTGTTATGAAGAATGCTGAACTCATAGATGATAATCCAAAAAGTTATACTATTGTTTTTGAAGGAAGCACTTATGCAAGACCAGTTATAACTTTATCTATAGCGACAACTCTTTCTTATGCTTGTGGAGTTTGTGTTGAGCAAGACGATACTGGAGAAAAGATTGTTTATAATAAGCAAGACGGAAATGCTTTTGCTAGTGGACACACTATAGTTATTGATTTTGATAATAAGAAAGTCACTTATGACGGATCTGAACAATCTTTTTATGGAGTGTTCGCAAAATTTGGACAAGAAACTTCTACTTTATCAATATCTTTTGGAAGGATAATAGACCAAAGTTTTATAATTCCTAACGGGTATATTGATAATTCAAGAATCATATATGATGTTGCTAAAGTTGCTCAAAGTTTTACTACTCCGTATGATGATAGCACTTATTATAATTTAGGACTTTATCTTTCTAAGATTGGGACTCCTGCAGGAAATTTAACAGTAAGGCTTGAAACAGATAATAATAATAAGCCTTCAGGAACTTTATTTGATGCTCACTCATTATTTACTATTGATAAAGATGACGTATCTGCTAGCGGTGCATACCAAAATAATTATTACTGGGGACACAAATTAGCGTTAAAATCAAATACTAAATACTGGATTGTTTTATCAATGACAGGAGGAGATTCAAGCCATTGTTTTATTGCTCCCTATTATTCGGGCGAAAATGCAACATATAAGAGGGGAAATATGCAATATTCTATTGATGGTGGGACTACTTGGGTTGATTGTCCGACTTGCGATATAGGATTTAAGTTATTCTACGGTGGAGATAATGGTGCTACTGAAGTTAATAGAGTTAATCTTACAATATCGTATAATAAAAGATACTTATGAAGAATGTTGCTATCAAAGTTTATCTGCCAGACGGAACTTTTATTAAGATTCTTGAGAATGTTAAATTTGAAGGATTTACTAAAGAAATAAATGCTGGTCTTGGAAGTTGTATTCTAGAAATAGGAGAAGCTTTTGATTATACTGGTAGGGAAATAAGTCTTGGTAATATAGTTGAAGTTTTGATAAGCGATAAAGATACTGTTTCTTTAGATGACGGATATGTCCTTGTTTATACTGGATATATTTCAAAGTATTCTCCATATATAAGTGGTGGGAAGGAAGGTATAAGAGTTGAACTTCTTGGACACTACACAAAACTTTCTCTTGATATATTGAAGAATGGAACTCAGACAAGTCTTTATACTAAAACAACAGACGGGCTTACGACTACATTGGCAGATATATCTTCTGCTGAAATAGTAGATGTAATCAAGGCGATTATAGCAAGATATATCGCAGAAACTGGCGGTAAAATGCTTTATAGCGGAAATACTATAACTGCTAATGCTGGAGTTTCAGTAGAATATACTTTTGAGAGTAAAACATATAGAGAATCTCTTGATAAACTTTTAAGTATGACTCCTGCTAATTGGTATTGGTATTTTGATGAAAACTTTAACTTTTATTTTAGAGAGAAAGCAACGACCCCAAAGCATACTTTTATAGTTGGAAAGCATTTTGAGAATTTAACTGTTGAGCAAGATATGGAAAAAGTAAGAAATCTTTTTCTATTATGGAACGGAGAAGATGGAACAAGTAAAATTTATAAACTTTATACTGGGACAAGTTCAATAGGAATTTACGGAAGAAGGCTTGAAAGTTTTTATGATTATTCAATAGGAGATGAAACTACGGCAGATGCTATAGGGAATAAATTTATAAACGAAGCTGGAGAACAAGAAATAAAAGTTATATGTGATATAATAGATAACAACGAAAGCGATAATAGGGGATACGATATTGAAAGCATACAGCCAGGAGATACTTGCAGATTTGTAGGATTCAATGAAGCTTTCGCTGATATATTCAGGGATAATATGATGATTTCAAAGGTCGTCTATTCGTTAAACAAAGTTGAGTTAACGATAGAAATAAGTAAAGGAGGATTAACAGAGTGGCAAAGTCAAACAAGCAAGAAGGTTGATGACTTAACTTTTGTTAATATGCCAGAAACATACACTACGTAAATGGATTTATCTTCATTAAAAGAATTGGGAATAGGAATAGGAGCATTATGTATAGTTGCTCTTATAGTTAAGTATTTTTTACAAGCAATGAAAGATTCAAGGTCAGATTTTTGTAAGCTGATGAGTAATCACATAGAACATAATACTA